ATACTGGCTTTAGGTTTTATACTATCCCAGTCAAATATATAGAAATCTTCCCCTTCCTGTATGATATGAAGGTTCAGATATTGTAAGATCTCATGTAAAACATCTTCCTGTGTCCAAACATCATCAAATTCTTCTCCGTAAAATAGATATTCCGGGATAGATAGATCAGAAAACACAGTCCCGGTAGAAGAGTTATCCAGTCCTTTACTCTGATCATAGTAGATATTAGAACCACTTGGAAGGATATTTTGAATTATACTTAGGAAGGAGACTGTAGTAGAATCAGCCTTATTCTGATCATAGTCTTCTTTAGTAGAGGAATTATGATAGTTATAATACTCTATAGTCCCTAAGTAATCAATAGCTTCTAGTGTAAACTCATCCCAGTAATTATTATAAGGCTGGTTAAAGGTGCTAGGAGATAAGAATCCTGAGAAAAGTACCTTGTTATCCTCATCCTTTACCAGTACTCCTATCTCCCTTGCATTCCCACTAAAGAGATCAGCACCTACATAATCTTTAGTTACTAGATTAATAGTAGCAGTCTTCTTTATGATAGTTTGGAAAGAATCATCTATAGAATAATCAATCACTACAGGCTCATCTCCAAATTTAATTGTACTGTCCTGTCCAATAGTTACTCCGTCATTTTCCTCTCCTATAATTACGGTTATTAGTTTATCACTTATATTTCTAAATTGTCCTTTCATCTTATTCCTGTAACTTTACCAGTCTTCCCAACTGATTTACTGAAGTTTCTAAGAGTACCATAAAGATCTGATCCCTTAATCTTGAACTCAGGAACTAATACTGTCTGTCCAGCTCCTATATCTCCTGATTCAATAGCCCTGAAGAGGTTAGATTGCTGTTTTCTATTAAGTACCATCTCCCCGGCATTAACTCTAGCTAAGATTTGATCTCCATAACTTGAACCTCCGGAAATGATACCACCGCTAGCATAACCTGAAAGAGAGTGAATTTGGGCTACTACTGCTGCAACTTGAGCTAGAGTGGCTAAACCAAATGCAGCCCAACCAATAGGACCTAAAGAAGCGGCTTTTGCAGTAGCTTCAGTCCATCCTAAGATATAATTTGCAATAGCCTGGGCAATAATAGCAGCTGCATTTATGGCTTTATCATCCGTCATCTGTCCCACACTACTTGCAATACTACCTAATGCTGCAAATGAATCTCCTACAGCTGATACCATTTCCTTCTTTTTCTCTAATGCTTCAGTTTCTTTTTTAGTTCTCTCTTCTTCTAGATCATTTACTAACTTTTGAGATGCAGCCTTTACATTATTATTTACTTGTTCAGGAGTAAGAGGTTCTACTTTGGGCTTGAATACTAACTTATCATTCCAATACTTTACAAATTGAGAAAGTTGATTTCCTAATCCATCTAATTGCTTATTAAGTCCCACTTCACTAACAGTCATATTTTGTATTGCTTCTCTTAATGCTTGGGCTTTCAGTTCAGCTATTATCTTTTCACCATTCTCTATTTGTCTATCAAGCTCTACAAGTCTCTTTGTCTTCTGTATCTGTTGATCTAAAGTAAGGTTCTCATTTTGAAGCTGTCTATTTATTTCTTCTCTTTCAGCTTTTAGATCAGCTAGAGATCCTTTTGCAGGCTTATCACCACCTCCAGTAGAACCACCTCCACCGGATCCACCTTTACCTGAACCACCTCCGGAACCACTACTACCTGAACTTCCACTACCAGGACTATAGAAAGGTACCTTAGCAGCTTCTTCCTGAGCCTTCCTTATTTCTTTTTCAAGAGGTTTGTTTAATTCATCTGCTCTTCTTTCAACTGTTGCGGTAGCTGCATCCATAATCTGAGTTGCCGCTGTCTTTCCAATAACAGTATAATACTTTTGTCCTCCAAAGAAGGCAGACCAAGTAAAATCTTCTCTTAGTCCAGCCATAGCATCAGGATTTAATATACCAATATCAGCTAAATCACTCTGACTAAATTGTTCACCATTTTTAAGTTTTTGTTCAATCTGAGCTAACTTTGCATACTGATCTTTAAGGTTATCTACCATAGTTGCGTATGCGGCAGCTGCTCTTGCCCTAGCTCTCATTGCAGCTATAACGGCATTAGCATTTTTACCAAATACACTCTCAGCACCAGTTACACCATCTACTTTTAACCCTAAATCTTTAAAGGCTGTCTTATTATCATCTACAAACTTCTTCTTAGCATTCAGATCATTCCCTAAATCATTCCATTGACTTTGTAGATCCTTGAATTTTACTATACTCTCTGCTACTGTTTGGTTTTGACTTTCTTGGTTCTTTTTATAGTTTTCAGAGGATTTTTTAAGATCTTCCTGTGCTCTAGCGGCTTCATCATTACTTTTAGCAAATTCATAAATAGCTACTGTGGCAGCTGCAACTACCATAGCTAACATTACATAGGGATTAGCCTTTACTGCTATATTGTTTCTAGTCTGAGCCTCTGTAGCCTTATCTATTGCAGCAGCTTCAGCCTTTAATCCAGCCACTTTCATAGCTATACTTACATAAGAATCTTTATTTAGTACATTAGCTATAGTATTCAGACCATTAAGAACACTAAGAGCAGACTGACACCAAAGAATAGCCTGGTTTACCTTCTCCTGTTCTACTCCTACCATTCCTAAAACACCAGCTGTAACACTTCCAGCGGCTGCAAGTCCCTGCATACCCTGAATAGCTGTATTTAGATGTCTATTATCATCAGCAAAGTATTTTCTCATAGCATTAAAGTCATCCATAGAATCCTTAGCTTCACCAGCGGCTTTAGCTATCTTTAGAAGCTGTGCTGCATTATAATCTCCATCAAACTTCAACTGACTTCCTAAAGCTGTAAGATCCCTCATCTCCTTCTTTACTCCAACGGCAGACTGAGTTATCTTATTAAACTTCTTATCTATTTGATCTAACTTTGAGGTAGTCTTCCCCAAATCATTTAATTCACTTTTAACCTGCTTGATAGTCCCACTTAGGTTATCTTGCCCGGTCATTCTTACTACATAATCAGCCATTATTCATATTTTTTATATAGTTCTCTGCTTCTTGTTTAAGCCTTTCTATGTCTTCCTTAGAGATCATAGTTCTGTCCTCTATAGGTTCATCACTATTCTTCTCCCAGGGAAACTCTAGTATATCTTCCATTTTTAATTTCTTCCTACTGTTAGATTGAGCTATAAGAAAACTGATTAGCCTAGCCTGTTCCCATCCATCCTTAACTGCATAATACTGATACTTTAAGGCTGCACTAATCTCATACCACTGCATTTCATCTAGTACATAGTTAGGAGGGTAGTGGCATTGCATAGTAAGAATTGCATATAACTCACTTACTGAAAGTTTTTTTTTTCAGAGGAATTGTTACTTTCCTCACCATCATTAAATAGACTATTCTTCCCATCTTCCTCCTTCATTACTTTTTCCATATCCTGAAGAAGTTTGGGGTTTTCATCTAAAGCATCTAGAAACTCATCCCATTGTAGAACCTGATCTTTATTATTAGCCAGGATCATTGAATAGTAGAATATGTAACTGTCTAACATAGTTTCTAGTTTAAAGGCTTTTCCGGTTATCTGTTCAAAGATAAATAAAGCCCTGATAGTATATTTCACTTTGTAGTCTTTTCCATTGATATTTATAGTCTTCATAGTTCCTTAGTTTTAAAAAATTATAGCAGTACCCTATAATTTGACTTATAAGGTACTGCTTCTTTAATTACGTTCCCTTATTTATCCTGGGATTAAGCTTGAGTAGCCTTAGTTAAAGCACCTACTCCGGTAAAGTTTGCAGTAAAAGTAGCATATTCACCATTAGGAGCATTAAGACTAAGGGAGTTTACAATCAGTTTACCAGTATATCTAGTAGAAGTAGTATTAGGAGTCCATCCACCTTCAGGAACTTCAGTAGTATTACCACTCTTAATACCAAATACAGCGGTTAATTCCGTTCCATTGGTCATAGCATCAAAGAGATCATCAAAATTCTCTCCTTTTCCATCTACACTATAAAGGTTTTCACTTGATACAGTCCAGTTAATCTTGCTAACTTCCTGTGATCCCCATTTACCTCCACCTTCATCTTTGTTTGAAGTGTCGGTAGTATCTCCACTAATCTCGAGAGTATGATTAGTAGCGTATGCAATAGACTTACCTCCGATAAAGAGCATTAAGTCTCCACCTTGTATTTTAGCCATATTATTTTAAGTATATATCTATTATTAGTTTTTGTATGTAAATATCATCAGAAAACTCTTCACTGGTTCCTATGATCTTTACCCTGTCTATTTCTTCATTACTTCCATGTAGTCCGGTTAATACAGCATCAGCAACATCTACACTGGTTTCATATTTATCTGATAGAATAGCTACTTCTACTGTTACTATTTCATCCTCTAGGTCTTTGTTACTTACAGGGGTATATCCGGATCTTCTATATACTAAGAAGGGGAATGTAGTACCCTCAACTGCAACTAGAGGAAATATCTTACCAGTCAAATATTCAGCTACTGTATCATCTGATAGAAGTAAGGATCTCAATGTTTTTCCTATCTTAACTAGTTTCATAATTTACTCAGACTATTATCTATAGATTTTTGGATAGCAGCTTCAATACTTCCCTGAGAGCTTTCTACTGCACTCTTAAAGAAGTATTTTCCAACCATACTACCTCTGTTATAACCTTTCTTAGTCTGTCTCTGAGTTGTCCCTTTCTCAAAAAACTTCATCCTAAAGTCTTTCATGATACTAACTCTAGCTTCTAAGTAGGCTCTATCTCCTTTCATAATCACACCTTCATAGAATGGAGCCTTAATATAGGGACTGGTATGAGAAGCAGCTGCACCTACTGAACG